TCAAAGAAAATCTGCCGCGCCCGTTCATCGGTATTCGCATCCCGGAAAACTCCCGAGCCGGAAATCGACGCCGACTTGACGCCCGCGCCCGCCAGCAACTCGCGCCAGCCGCCCTGAGATTCCAGCGAGGTCACATCCACCGTCTCGGCGTTGAAGCTGATGCGCGTCGCGCGCAAGCCAGCGATGGTTTCGAACTGACCGTTGCCGGTCTGGTCGATCTTGATCAAAAGGTCCTTGCCGGCCTGAACTGCCATGGCTTTTCTCCTGGGGTAAAGTTTGGGTTGCGGCCCGATGGGCCGTTACAGCTCGATCCGCGCGCGGAAGGTCAGATCGATGCGGCGCACTTCGCCCTCGTCGATCCGTCGGGCAGAAGCGCGCAGAAACAAAAGGCTGACCAGGTTGCCACGCGAAAGTACCAGCGCAGCACCGGTCAGATCGTCGGAAATCGCCGCCGCAATGGTCTTGGCGGTCAGAAAGCCGGTGCCGTCGCTGATCACGCTGACGACCAGCAGATGCTCTGCCCCCGGCCCCGACTTGTCCGAGGCGTCGCGCACCTCCTCCGGGCCGACCAGCACGAAAGTGCCCGCAGGGTTCGGCGGCACCGCATCATAGATCGCCACGCCCGCCAAAGCCGTGGCCGCAGACAGATGCTGATAGACCGCCGTCTGCAAAGCCGCCGCTGCACCATAGCTCATTTCGGGGCCTCCTCTTTGCAAAAGCAGGTCAGGTAGTGGCCCGCCTGGTCACGTTCCGCCACCGCCAGAATCGCGGAACCGCTGTTCCACCTTTGGTCGGCTCGCCGCCCCCACCGGCGCCGCCCGCACCGTGATCCGGTAAGGAACCGAGGTCAGGATCAACTCCACCCCCGCCGGGTCGCGGCCGGATCCGGCGACGATCTCGGACCAAAGCGTGCCTTGCGACACCCAGACGGTGGAGAAGCCTCCGGCCCCGTCCGGCACCCGCGTGGCCGCCTCCAGATCCAACGCGCGATTCAGATGCGGCGCCTTCATTTGCGCCCCCCGCCACCCAGGATCCGCACCTGGCGCCAGCGCTCGATCAGCGTCACCACACCAAACGGCAGCCCGGCCGAGGCCGAGCCATCGTCATGCCGGTGCTCGTAATATTCGGCCGCCAGCAACAGCACCGCCTGTTGCAGATCAG